GCGCGTGCGCGGCGCAGGGAGGGGCCGACCTCGTCGACCTGCAGCTCAACGACCGTGCGACGTTCACCCTGCTGGGTGTCGTACGAGCGCTGGGTGAGGCGACCCTGAACGATGACGCGCATGCCCTTACGCAGCGACTCGGCGACGTTCTCAGCGGTCTCGCGCCACACGGAGCAGCGCATGAAGAGGGTGTCGCCGTCGCGCCACTCACCGGCGTTACGGTCGTAGGTTCTCGGTGTCGAGGCGACGGTGAAGTCGGCGACTGCGGCGCCGGACTGCGTCCAACGCAGTTCGGGGTCAGCGGTCAGGTTACCGATGACAGTGATGACGGTATCTCCGGCCATGTCGGCTCCTCGGGCTTAGGGTGTGGTGTCGGCTCAGTGAGCGTCGGGGCGCAGGAGCTTCGTACGGAGAATGGTCTCGTCGATGCCCATGCGGCGGTTGATCTCGAGAGCGACCTCGGGGGTCGTGGTCATGTCGATGACGACGTAGATGCCCTCAGAACGCTTGAGGATGTCGTAAGCAAGACGGCGCTTGCCCCAGACGTCAACGTTCTCGACGGATCCGCCGTTGGCAGCCACGGGTGCCAGGTACTTCTCCATCATGGGGGCGACGGTGCGCTCGTCGATNTCGTGTCTCCGGCCATTACTTGCTCTCTTTCTTCTCGGTGTCCGCGTACACGCGGACGCGGACCTCATACATCGGGATGTTCAAGTGTTTCCCCGCCAGGTGCTCCGCGATGACTGTGTGCGGCCCATCGAGGAAACTGTCCGCGTCATCAGGCAGGAGCCCCGCGTCGATCAGCCCATCCATGAGGGCCTTCACCGTCGGCGCAAGGTTGCTGCGGTCACGCCGCCGCCGGTCTGGATAGGCGAATTCGACCTCGACGCGAGCGTGCGTCAGTCCGAGACGCGCGACGCCTTCACCCTCGCGACCGAGTAGATAGCCCCACTGACGGAGCTGCTTCGTGAGCCGCCCGCGCGCGGCCCAGTGCGGCTTGTCGTTGGCGGTGATTAGCTTGCTGCGAGTCAGTGGCAGGACTCGCGATTCCCACACCAGTGGTGCGCTCATCCCAGATCCTCCTCAGTCAGCTGCTCGCCCGGCTTCGTGTACCATGCAGTGAAGTCCTCCGGGATGAGGTTCGACAGACGCATACTGCCCGGGCGAGCGACGATCATGTCCCCCTCAAGCGCCCAGATCGTGTAGGTGTGTTCGACTAGCAGCACCCGCCCGTCCGGCGTGAAGCCGCAGCGCTTTCGTGCGCGGCGGGCGATCTCGTCCGCGTTATCGCGAGTCAGGCGAACTGCTCGAACGATCGCGCGCTCCTGAAAGTCCTCGACACCTGGGATGTCCTTCAGCGGGTCGATGCCGGTCATGCTGCCTCCTTAAGGGCGATCCTGGTGAGCTGGTAGATAGCGGCGGCGCCCTGCTGGGGGACGACACCGTTCCCGAGGAGGCGGAGCTGCTGCTCGCGTGTCAGCCCGAGATCCTCGCCGGTCACATGCCCCTCGGGTAGCCCCATGAGCCATTCGACGAACTTCGTTGAGAGGCGTGCTTGCCCCCCCTCGCGCGTCGGCGGGACAGTCGGAGCCGGAGCCGGACGACCGAGCACCTGCTCCCAGCGCGCGATTGCGGGCGCGTACATCCCGAAATCGGTGTACTCGATCCGTGTTGCGAGCTTCGTCGCTTTCTCCGGCGGGCGTCCGCTTGTTCGAGGAAGGCCCATAATCGCGTCAGACGCTGACGGGGTCGGCAGTAGCTCGCGAGCTACCTCGTGGAGATTCGCCCCGTAGCCGGTCGAGGAGGCCGTCGCGTTCGTCGCCAGCGGTGTTGGCAGGAGCCCTCCGGTTGCCAGCAGGCCGTTCTCGACGAGGATCGCTAGGTCGGTGATGCGCTCCCTGCCTGGCTTCTTGCGGAGGTGTGCCTCTGGCGAGTTGCCCGAGGGCTGCGCGACCGGCGTCGGTAGCATCTGCACTGCCTGGGACAGGCTCATGCCCGTCCCGTCCTGATGGCGGCCGGCCTTGTGGTCCGACGCAGTCGGCGTCGGAATCAGTGCGCCAGGTGCTCGATCTGGTCCGCAAGACTCACGGAGTGCCCGCCCTCCCTGCGCTTCTGTGGAGGCTGTGAGCCCCCGCAGCTGCCAAGGTTCGCCTGCGGGGTGGCCAGTAAGGAAAAAACGCTCTCGCTGGTGAGGGGCGCCGACGTCTGAAGCTCGGACAACACACCATTGCGCGTCATACCCGAGGCCGGCCAAGTCTCCGACCACACGGCCTGCCGCCCTGAGATCAGGTCCATCTGTTCCGTCTCCCAGCAATCCCTGCTCGGATTCCACCAGACTGTAGGCTCCACTCGTCAACGCTCCTCGCACGTTTTCCCACACGACTAGACGCGGCCTTAGCGTCTTGATCGCATTGAACATCGATTCCCAGAGGCCCGAGCGCGTGCCCGTGGCCATGCCCGCGCGACGGCCAGCGAGGCTCAGATCCTGACACGGTGAGCCGCCGCAGATGATGTCGACCGGCTCAACGTTCGACCAATCGACCTGCGTGATGTCCCCCAGATTCGGGACACCAGGCCACCGCACCTCAGCAAGCCTGCACGGTCCCGGCTCAATATCGCTCGTCCACGCGACCCGAGCCGACGGATCAAGGGCCATACGCACGGCCATATCCAGACCGCCATACCCAGTGAACAGACTCCCGATAGTCGTCATTCTGCGACCTCGTCTCGATCCCACATCCTGTAGTATGGGTTCTCGAATTCGCGCTCCCCGCGCGGGTTTGCGATCTCCAAGAGGACATCCGCGTGACACGGCTGATCAGCAGGACACCAGCACGCGAGATCGAGGCCCCAGAGATTCCGCGCCGCGCACTCAGCGACGAACCGCCCCTCTGCCGTGTGTCTGATCCACTCACAAAACTTCTCGACAGCCTCCGCAGGAGACTCGACGACAAAGGCGCCGCCATATTTAAGCTCAAACTGCGACCGAGCGACCCAAAACGGATTGCCGTATAGGCTCCCTCTCCCTACATACTTCGTGTGCGCCGGCATCTTCCACCCGCGAGTGCGGCGGCACTGGATCCTGATCGGGAGCCTCATTGCTGCTCCTCAGCCCAGACGCCGACCTCCGCGAGCTCGGCAGGCGTGTAGCCGCGCTCGCGGGTGAAGTCGATGACGGTTTTTGCGCAGGCTTTGTGGGTGAATGCTTCAACTGCGGTAGCCTCGTTTTCGGCGTCGATTGTGATGCGGGCGTTCGCGCCTTTCGGCGCGAGCTGGGTGCGGCAGACGGGGCAGCGGCGGTAGGCGTGGACGGTGCGCACGGGCTTGATCTCGATCACTTGTCGTCTCCCTCGACATCGGCCAGGATGTAGATGTGGACGCCGCAGGCTGGGCAGCGGCGGAGTGTGTGCGGCGGGCACGGCTCCTCGACGACGTCGTCAGGCTTGGCGACTTTGCCCGTGACCTTGATGAGTCGGAGCGTGTGCTGGACCGAGGGGGATGGTCCGGAGCGGATGACGAGTCCGCGGCGCTCGACTTCCTCAATGAAAGCTGCGCAGGCCGTCGCAACAATGTGCGGCATCGGGAGATGCTGGTCCGTAATCTCCCACTCAACGCTCAGGAGTCCGGCGCCGCTCATTCTCCCGCCTCCTCGGTGGAGATCCTGGCGCCCCGTGCTACGTTGACGAGCTTGTCGACGGGGTCGCCGACCAGGAGTCGGATCTCGAGTGCTTCGGCGTCGTTGCCGGCGTAGCGGTCGGCGATGGTGAGCGCGACGTCTGCGAGCTCGGCGGCGGCGACGGTGGTTGCTTTCTGCAGCTCCTCGAAACGGTCGAGGAGGTAAACCATATCGACGACGGAATTCTGGTCGAACGCAGCTACAGCGTCTCCGTAGGCCTTTGCGACGTCGGCGCGATCTGCGCCTGCGTAGCTGCGGCCCGCGAACGCAATGGCGTCCAATCGGTCCTTGATCTCGTTGATGGTGGTCATTGGTGGTCCTTCTCTAGGGGGTCTTGCCCTGCACTCATTGGTGCGGGCTTCGTGCCCGCCCGGGACTTGCACCCGGGGGTCTGCTAGTCGGGCTGCGCGGTCTTACTGCCGGTCCCGCCGTGTTTTCTTGGTGGCGGGTGGCCTCCCCGTTGGCCGCGCTCATCGGGTAGCAGACGGGGTACTAATCGACGTCGTCGATTTACTCGTACTCGCCGTTGTTGAGCTTCTCGCAGGCTCCCTGAGCCTTATCGACGATCTCCTGGTAGATGTCCCGCCTCGCGCTGATCGCTTCGCGAGCGAGGCGGCGGGCGTTCACATCGTGCAGCTTCTGCGTGAGCTCCAGATCCTCATCCGCAGCGAGGACAACTTCCTGCGCATCCGCGCGGATCAGCTTTGCCTGCTCGGCATTGAGGTAGACGGCAACGTGCGCGACCTTCATGATTCGTCCTTGCTCACTCCTGAGACCGCAACCAATGCCCGTATGGCGTCGGCCATCAGCGCGGCACTGCGGGCAAGTGTCCCGGTACTCTGCAAGCCCTGATCGCCCTTCTCACCCTTGATCGCGAGCGTCAGAGCGTTGCCGACCCTGATGTACGCGCCCGCGAGCGCGCGGTCCCCTCTGTTGGTGGTCCCGCCGATTTCTGCGGTCTTGTCTGAGAGCAGTGCATTGAAGGCTGCGGTGCCGGCGCGCTCTGCTAGCAGGACGGCTGCGATTGCTGCGTCGACCTGGTTAATTTCGACACTGATCGTTTTCTTGGACCTCATAGTCCTTCTCCTTGCTTAGGGGTGGGTGTTAGTGATGTCCTGCATGACGGGCACCGTCGCGGCGATCCGCTTTGCTACGGCTTCGCGCGCGTCATCTGCGGTAATAGCAGCGTCCAGAGCATCGATGACCTTCGCCATCCGCGCGAGCTCGCTGTTGAGCGCGATCTTTGCGGCGCGGATAGCGACGTCGGTGTTGAGCCTCTCGACTTCCTCGTGGTCGATCTCGGCGGCGAGTCTTTCCTCCTTGAGGAAGTTCCACAGCCACCCGAGGTCGTCGACCTCGAGGGTCAGTGTCACCGGGTTTGTGAGGTGCTTTGCGCTCATCGGGCGGTCTCCTCTTCGTGCTTACGGCCTTCAAGCAGGTGGAGGATGAGCAGGCCAGCGCCTGCGCCGCCCAAGATTGCGCCGATCATCAGCAGCAAGCCGTTGGCGGTCGCGCCAGTCTTAGCGAGGCGCTCCTGCGGGGCAGGAGCAGTAGCCGGCGCGGGCTTCGGCTGCTCGACTGTGGGAGTCGAGGACTGCTCAGGCTTCGGCGACGGCTTCACCGTGTCCGGCGCCGGCGCGGTCGTAGGAGTAGGCGTAGGAGTCGGCGAGGACTGCGGCTCATCCGATGGGGTCGGAACCGGGGTCGGCTTCGGCGACGGCTTCGGGAGAGGAGACGGGACCGGCGCGGGCGTCGGCATGCTCGGGTCAGGCGTGGGGACCGGGGCAGGCTTCGGCTTGGTCTTACCGTCGCCGTCGGTGCCGCCCGAGGCCTTGATCGTCGCGGTTGCCTCAAGGTCCTTGCCGTTGATCGTCGCTCGGTTGGTGTAGGTGCCCTGGCCCTCGACGTGCGGGGACGTAGCCGGGTACACGATGCAGACCAGCGAGCCGGCGGGCGGCGTGAACGTCAGCGTGTGCGCGGACTCGTCGAGCGTGCCGTCGGTCCAGGTCGTAGTCGCCGGATCCCAGGTCGGGCCGCTGCTGCACTTTACGGCCTTCGGGAGAGCGTTTGTCTCGTCCGTCAGCGTGTAGGTCTTTCCGACTTCGATTGTCCACTTGATGCCCCAGCTGATCGACTTGTCGGGATTGGTCCACCCGAACTTGATCGTCTCTGGTGCCGCGTACTCGAAGTGCGCGGGCGCCGCGCAATCGTTCGAGCAGGTGCCCGAGCCGTCACGGTCGCCCCAGACGAGCGTGCGAGTGACTTTGCCGTTGACGACGATCTGCGTGTCCTCGGTGCCGACTGCGGCGTCCGAGAGACGCGCGCGGGCATGGAAGTTTCCGGTCACGTCGGTCTTGTCTGCGTAGGCGGAGGGAACGTCCGTGACTGTGCAGGTCAGCGTCGCCTCGTTGGCCTCGCAGTCGCCGATCTTGGTCCCGTCGTCGAGGACGAACGGGAACGATGCCAGCCACTTGAAGCCACCGTCCTTGCTGGCAACGGTGAAATGCTGGCCGACGGCGAGCCTCGGCGCGGACCAGGTGCCCTCGACGGTGACCTCACTCGAGGTCTGGCGGGAGGCGCTGGTGGCCTTGGTGACCTGCGCGGTCATGGTCGGTGCCGCCTCGGCGGCGGCGTATGCGGCGCCGTAGGGCAGCGCGAGCGCCGCGAGGGTGAGGGCAGCGCCTGCTGCCCAGAACTTCTTGCTCATTGTGATTCCTTCTGTTCTTGGTGTTGGTGGTTAAGCGGATCGGCGAGGCCTCATCGGCGCGAGCGCCGACCGTGAGGGTTTGACCTCGACCGGGTAGTGAGCGGCACGGGCGCAGGCCTCCATGACCAGGCGATGCACGCGCTCATCTGTGTGAGGGCGGTTCGAGTAGAGGATGTGCGCGCGGGCGATCGCGCGCGTGATCTCGACATCGAGCGGTGGCTTCTTCGTCATCAGGTCCGCACCTCCAGGCTCGGCTCATCGAGCCGCAGCACTTCGAGGGTCACGTGAATCTGCCGTCGGTCGAGATCGACTGCGATCTTCGGCGTATCGAGCACGTAGCAGTTGTCCAGCTCGGCCTCGATGATGACGTCCTGCATCGCGATGCAGATCAGGTGAGGCAGAGGGGCTTCGCCGTCCACGTCGTAGTAGTCGAAGCCGACATGACGCTCGAGCAACGTCGTGCCCTTCGCGCGTGCCTTCGATGCGGAGCGCTGCATGCGAGCGGCGATCTCCTCGATGGAGGCCGCGCGCGAGGCCCCGCGCGCCGCGATCCAGGCCAGCAGGACACAGCCTGCGAATAGCAGGAAAACAACTGTGACGATGACAGAGGCGTTCACAGCCGCCCCGCCTTCCAGTCCGCGCGGATCAAGCAGACCGCGAGCGCGAGGAGTCCGAGGGCGGGCCAGAAGGTCCACTCGGGGAGTCCGGCGGGGTTATCGAGGCCTCGCATCGCGAAACCGAGAGTGAGGGCGGCGGCGAGTGACGCGCCTCCGATGAGGGTTCGCCAGGGCCGCAGGTGTCGGCGGCGTGTGGTAGTCTGATTCATGGAATCTTCCTTCTCTAGGGGTTCTGTTCGCTCCCAGCGCTTCTACCGCTGGGAGCTCTTCTTTTCGGTGGGGCCGGAGCCGAGGCTCTGGCACTGGTGGTTGAGGTCGTCGCCGCTGTAGCGGACGGATCGACCGATCTTGATCGCGGCGACCTTGCCCTCGACTCCGAGACGCTCGACGGTTGAGCGGGAGAGGCTGAGGGTCTCCTGAACCTGCTGCGCGGAGTACCAGCGGTCCGGAGCGAACGGGTGAACTGCGGTCATTTCCCCTGCACCGCCTTGTCGATCGCTTCTTCGATCCGCTCACCCGCGTCGAGGCCCATATAAACGAGGCGGTCGAGCGTATCCCCTCCGTAGACACACGCGAGGTATACGACGCAGACGATGACCGGCACTGCGGCGACCACGAGAACTAGGCCGATGGTCACCGCGACGACGGCGCTCATGCCGGGACATCCTCGTCGTAGATGCTCCCGCGTGATGCCTGGAGGATTACGACTGCGGACGGCTTGTCCTGGATCGCATATCCGTTCGGCTTCTGCGCTTCGGCTTCTGCGCGGGACTCCGCTTGTTTGACAAGTTCGGAGGGCTGCACTTCGAGGGCGTCGGCAAAGGCGCACAGGTCGTCGACGTTGATACGTCGCGAGCGGTACCGGACCTTCCTGAGAACTCCGCTGTAGGAGAGGCCGGACTTTTTGCTGAGCTGCAGGAGCGAGATCCCACGCGCTTCTGCGGAGGCCTCGATCACATCAGCTATCCCGATTGGTATATATCCCATACCGCATAACCTATGCCGATTGGCAACACTTGTCAACTCAAGTTGCGTGCGAGTGTTGCCACTTGGCATACTTATCGCATGGGAACGGCGACTCGTTATGTTGAGTTGGTGGCGTGCATCCTGCGTGAACTTGCTGATCGCAGGGGTCTCAGTGGAGCTGAGATTGCACGCCGCAGTGGCGTGTCTCAGGCGCAAATCTCGCGCATATTTACCGGAAAACGGACCATCAGTGTAGATCACGTCCTGGCCGTCGCCGAGGTGCTCGGAGTGCGCGGCTCCGACGTTTTTGCCGAGGCTGAGCGCCGATTCCTCTCAGAGCAAGCAGAGGCGTAGGCCGATAATTAGCCCGCGCGGATCGCAACCGCGCCCGCCCTCATCCTGCGAGCTGTAGGCTGTCTATATAGATATGCCTCGCTCAAAGGAGAAGTCATGCATCGGCCCAAAGGCGCTTTTCGGCTCTACTCTTCCGACCCTGCGGAGATTATCTGCACCGATACTGAGCTGCTATACGACTCGAAGCGGCGCGGAGAGCCTATTCAGCGGATCCCGCTGACCGACGTCGTCAGCGTCGAGGTCGAGGACGGCGAGGCTGCACATGCGCGCGTGACCGCGACGCGCCTCGCCACGCTTGGCATCCTTGCGTTCGCTGCGAAGAAGAGGAGTGGCGGGGATAAGTGGCTCATGATCGAGACACGGCAAGCGCTGCTGACTCTCCATTTCGAGCGCAAGACTGTTGACGGCCTCATGCGATTTGTGGCCCACACGCGCGCCGCCGTGAAGGCTGCGCAGTCCCAGCCTGCGCCTGCAGCTCCGCCCGCGCCTATCCGCTGGCCTGGCGCGCCTCAGCAGCCCGCCCCTAAGCCTGGCGGCTGGGGTCGCATATTCCGTTAATCGTTGTGGCGCTGTAGTGGCGCACGCGAGGCTGCGCGCGCACTTTCCGTTGCGGTTAGGGGCCTCTGTTTCGATTCCCCCCATCTCCACCTGAGGGGGAAGTGTCGAACTCTCGCTTTCGAGCGTAGGTTCGCACTTCCCCCGCTCTGTGTCCGCTGGTGAGCGCTTCTTCTAGGTCCTCGAACTCGATGGGTGCTGCGCTGTCATGGAAATAGGACGCGATGATGATCTGCTCGCGCCCGATGAATACCTTGTCCACGAAGTACTCGAAGAGCTGGTCGCGGGTCTCGGGTGTGTCAATGGTGGCCTCAGCGAAGCGCTTGTAGAACGCGCCGATGCTCGCCTCGTCCTCGTAAAGTGTGGCCTTCACATGCTCGGCCTGGATCGCTGCGTCAAGCTCATGCTTTTGCTCTTCCAGGGAGCGCATGGCTTCGGCGGTGGTGTCGTTGAAGATGCCTTGGGAGATGGCCTTGACGAAGTTTGCGAGCTTCTTTTCCGCGTCTGCGCGCCGAGCTTCCAATGCCTTGAGGATGTCATCTCCACGCCCGTGGGTCTGGTGGTAATGATCGGCTAGATCAACAGCGAGCGAGGCTAGCATCTCGGGGTCTGCGAGGAATGAGGCGACGATCTCCTCAATCCGTACTTCGATTTCGTCCTTGCGAACGGTCTTGGCTGAGCACTTCTTTTTGCGCTGATTGAGGCAGTAGTAATACCGATACGTCTTGCCGGTCTTCGAGGTGCCACTCACGCCCTCCATCGGCCCGCCACAGGTGAGGCAGTACGCCCTGCCTGTGAGCCAGTAGTCGGGTGCGTTCTCGCCTTGAGCAACGAGCTCGGCTTTGGTCTTCGCCCCACGACGCTTGTTGATTGCGAACTGGCGTTGGACTTCATTAAACGTGAGGTCATCAACGAGGCGAGGCATCCCGTCCTCATGGACGTGCCCGCCATAGGCGTACTCGCCAATGTAGGCGCGATTCTTGAGCATCTTGTTGAGATTCTTCGGCGTGAACCTGTATCCGCGCGTTGTACGGATTCCCTGGGCGTTCAGCTGGTCACAGATTTTCTGCATGGAGACGCCCGAGGCGTAGTCGTGGAAGATCTGCGTGACGATGGGAGCCGTCTCAGGATCAGGAATGTAGTGCTTACTGGTATCGACGGCGAAGCCAAAGATCTTGTGGCCGTTGGAGAGGGCTCGCTCGGCGTTATAGCGCTGGCCTCGTCGGATGTTAGCTGAGAGCTGGAGTGAATAGTACTCAGCGAATGCATCTGCAACCCCCTCCATGAGCACCGAATCGGGCGAGTCTGTGGGGGAGATCCCTTCGATGTAGTGGACACGCGCTCCGACGGAGCGGATCGCCTGCTTGACAAGGAGCAGCTCTGCGCGGTCGCGAGCAAGGCGGTCGTTCTTCCACACCGCGACGTAGGCAGGCTTGATCTTGGGTAGCTCGCGGAGCATCAACTGATAGCCCGGCCTGTCAGCGTTGGTGCCGGTCTTCGCCGCGTCTTCGTACTCATTGACTACGACGAGACCCTGTGATTTCGCCCAACGTTGCACCATCTCGCGCTGCTGCTCGATGCTCGCCTCGTTCTGCGAGGAGGATGAATACCTGTAATAGGCGACGACCATCTGGTTGTCGTTGTATTCGGAATGTAGCTTCACCTCATTACCCCCTCAACAGTTCGCAGTGATCCACCTGGCAATGATTTTACCGTTCAATGCGTCTCTATTCTCAGGCGCACAGCACTTCTCCCCGAGCCTGCTCTAAGGCGATGGCTCGGGGAGAAATGAAAACGTGACTACTTCTTGAGCCAGTTCCCAGACGAATCTTGCTGGTAGCCGTCCACCCCAGAGTCGGTGATGGTGATTTTTCCATCTTTCATGACGGTGAACCGGAAGCTGGCGAAGCTTTCTGGTGAAGAAGAATCCGACTTGCTCATCCAGAAGCGTGAAAAGTCAGTGTCGCTCGACGAGTCGGAAAACGGCTTAACTGCACACTTCATTACATCGGTGATGACCGACGCATCGTCGCTCATATACTTACCCGGTTCCGGAGAAGCCTCATTAAGTTCACTAAGCGGCTTCGCGCCCTCGCGCTCCAACAGCGTGGCCGTCGGATCGCTCTTCGGCGTACTCGCGCTCAGCTCGTCCTTGAGCTTCTGGACGCCCGCGTTGAAGGCATCCACGTCAAAGCCTTCAAGGCCGAGGTCTCGCAGTCGTGCGTCGCGGTCCGGGCCAGCAGGCATCTTGAAGATGAAACCCATTTCTGAGGCGAGCTCCTTGACGCTCATGGATGCCCCTGAATCCTTCGCGAGCGTATCAAGACGCTGGCCGGCTTCGTCGCTGCTTGCCCAGAGGTCGAGCAGTGACATCGACTGATAGTCGACCTTCTTGGGTGCCGAAAGAGTCTCAACCGCGCCCTTTGCGAAGGTCCGAGTGACATCGACCGCGCAGTACTTCGCAGAATCCAGTTTGTGGGCCTTCAAGTCCACAGCTGTGACGAGCAAATTATCCGCGTCCGCTCCCATCGCATCAAGGAGGGGCTTCGGGAGCTCCACGTGGATGCTGTCGACAGGCCCGAGGGTGCCACTGAAGGTGAAGGTCTGGTTGCTGTCGGGGGAGTGGTTGGCTCCATCCGATGGGGACGAAACTCCTCCAGAGCAGCCACTGAGCAGAGCTCCTGCTGCTAGTAGGGCGATGAATGAGAGATGTCGTTGGCTCATGAGAGCTCCTTCGTTGTGCTCGTGTCTCAGGCGAACCTACAAGGCATGATACAGCAGGCCTGGTATATAGGGTGTTCTTTCAAAGGCCTGTTTCACATGATGGAAGTCATGGTATGGAGTAATGAGGAGGCGAAGCGGCTTGCCGTGGCCCTGAAGGCGGCGCGAATAGAACGTGGTTTCTCTCAGGAAAAGCTGGCTTTTGGGGCAGGAATCACAAAAAATCAAATGCAATTGCTAGAGGCTGGACGTGCGTCAGGTCGAAAAGGTGAAACGGGCTGCTCCAATCCTCAAATGGCGACAATTTACGGACTTGCCAAGGCTCTTGACCTTACTGTTGCAGAATTGTTCGAGAGAGCTGGGCTCTGATAACCTCCAAGACTGCGCTCTGACGGACGCAATAAGGTAAAACTGCACAGCGCCCCTGCGGGGCGCAAGATCATCTTCAATCGTGCATGACCTCGTGGGAGGGAGGTTGCAGAGGAGGATTTTCACCGCCTAATCGGCGCTGATACCGGCTGTTTACCGCCTGAAAATGCAAAAGCGGTATAGCGTTTTCCCTCGTATCTCAACCGAATC